CCTTTAAGATCAAAGAAGTCGGATTCAATGCGAAAAAATCTTTAATTATCCCGATATCCGTTTCCAGATCAGCCGTCCACTTCAGATGTTCCGCCATCGCCTCAATGTCTTTATCCTTTGGAAAGCAACCTTTCTCAGTGATGACGACGGCAATGGCCGCATAGAGCTTATCGCCCATGACATCTATGAGCGTGTCGATCGTCAGATCGTCGGGGAAGGAAATTCCCTTCATAATCCGCACGAGCTGCTGCGTCTGCCCTCCTACGAGTCGCTTCTGAACATAGGTTTTGCCGTCAATTGTGTATTCGCGCATATGACATCCTTTCACTCTGGATTCCCGCCTTCGCGGGAATAACAACTTAAGAACCTGAACCTTGAACCTGTTTTTATAAATCCGCCTCCGCATTCAACAGTTCGAACCACAGGGCCGCGGCTCCAGCACCATTGTCATAATAAGCCTCGAACGAGAGATCGAGAAACACGCCGGTCGGACCGGAGATGACGGGGGAATCCTGTTTGAAGATCATCTCGTCCATATGGATTGTAAGTTTCTCATTTCCGGCGGTCCCTGCGCCGGTGCCCTTGGTCAGGGTGATGACGAGCGCCGTTTCGGTGTTGTTGATGGCCTTGAGGTACATGGCGGTATTTTCGAAGAGGACCTTTAATTTTCCGGTCACCTTTGCCTTTCCGGACGGGAGCGAGTATCGCTCTCCGGTGCCGTCCAGGACAAACGTGCTGCCGTCGATGTTATTCTCCAGGCTGAAGGATGCCTCCGACGCGGTTCCCAAGGCTGTGACGCCCTCGGTAATCGTGACTTCATATCCCTCAAACGGCGTGTGTCCATAATCCAAGGGATTGCTGTCATAGGGCAGGGTGTCGATTGTCTCTTTCGCACCCATGAAACCAATACTGCCCGTGATCGGGCCTTCGGGTTTGAGATCCATGGAGAGTGAGTTGATCCGGCAACCGTTGTAACGAAAATATTGGAGGATATCCGTGAATCCCTTTTCGATGACCATGGCTACCGGAAGAGCACCGATCTTGAATGTGTGCGTGTAGGGAGCGCTCGCGCCAGAGACTGTATAGTTGCCCAGGGCGTGCTTGAGGAGCCGCTGCATGTAGGGGTTGTATTCGATCGAGATATCGCCGGCGACTTCCTTATTGCCGCTGCTGGGGCGTTGCGGCTGCCTGGAACTACGGATCACGTTTGAGGAGCTGAGGTTTTTCGAGACCTTCAGTCCCTCGGAGATGAAGGGCACAATGAGCGCTTCTCCGGACAGGCCAACGATCCCGTCAATGTAGAAGTCCATGGCGCCCTTGTCCACGATCAGTTTCAGGCCGATACTGACGATAGCCGTGCAGGTGGCCGGAGTCACCAGCGCTACCTTGCAATATTGCCAGGTGTTGATGGTGGGGACGGCGGGGACGTTCAGGGTTTCGATCGGGCTGGCGCACTGGGCTGTATTGTCGAGCAGGACCTGGATATCTCCGGCGGCGAGAACGACGCTGGAACGCACCCAGAAAGCCAGGTGTGTATAGAGGCTCAGGTCCTTGGCCGTGAAACTATCCGTGCAGATAATATCGGCGGCGCTCATGCCTATGGCAATTGCCGCCTTGCAGGATTTTGTGCCGACTTTAAAGACGGCGGCGTCCGCCGTGACGGTGGCATCGGCGTCGACCAATTCATCCCAGGCCGCTTCGCAGGTGTGAACTTCGAGCGAGGGGGTCGATTTGAAGGTCAACTCCTCGCCAATAATAATCCTTCCTTCTGATCCTTGTGCTTGCATTTTCGTTGACCTCCGTTTATGGGGATTTCGTTACGCGCTCATAAACTACGAGCGATAAGTCCGCTGTGTGATATACGTCCCTGCCAAATTCACGGGCATCGTTAATGGAGACGGATTCGATTTGGATCTGATCATGACGGATCGCTGTGCCATTCAAGGTGGGCGCCGCTTTGAACGCCTCAAAGATGGCGTCGCAGATTGCTTGAAAGGTGATCTCGGATGCCGAAGCATCGTTTAATTCATGCAGGCCGGAAATCTCAAATTTGTGATTGCGCTCGATGAGGCCGGATGGCCCCAGGGTAACCGGAGACGCCGGGGTGGATGCCCGATGGATGGTCCAGCCGTTCACCGTGGTGCCAGGAGTGACCGTCATCAGATCCAGCAGGTCCGCAAGCGATCGCGGATAGCGCATATAATCGTGGACGACGCCGATGCCGGAGACGGTTTCCATGATGGCCTTGATCTGAGCGCGGATTAGGGGTTCGCTCATCTTTCGCCTTCTTTTCAGGTCGTAATCTTATTGATTTCGACGATCCATTCCAGACCGTCCGAGCTGCGATCGGCGCCGATGACGACCCAGATATCGGTCCCGATCGTAACCTCGTCCTTCCTGCCCGGCTGCGCTATCTCGGACAAACAAACGCGCATGATCGCCCGCACCCCATAACTGTCAGCGCCCTTGTATTCGTCGCCCTTGCCGTACTCGATAATCGCGTTAGCGCTTTTCGCCTCGGCTCCGACAGGCTTGTAAGTGACGGTCTCGGAAAATTCAGCGTAGAGTTCTTCGGTCATGGCGGCAGCGTCTTCCGCGAATGTCATGTCTAAGGCTCCTTTCCCGAATAGAGGCCCGCCTCAGCTCATCAGTCTCGCTTCGGCTTCTCTTCTTAAAACGAGGCCGAGCAGTTTGCGCCCGCCCCCATAAATCCATCGCTTCAATTCGCGACTCGCCTCCGGCCAGTTTCGCTGGTTGATCCGGCGCCGTAGCGTAGAGAACTGAAGACGTCCGCCGCCCAGATTGAACGTGAAATCGATAATCGCGCCCTGCCGCGTCTCAGCCTCTATAAGAAGGGCGGGGCATAACCGAAACGCAGATCGTTCGGCCGCCGAAAGATCATTTACCAATTCATGGCGGGCCTCATCGGCCGGCAAGGGGCGGATCTCCTCTCCCGGCTTGAAGGCGTGGCCGTAACCGGCCGTGAGGATACCAGCCGGGCAGTAATACGGTTTCTCGCGGTATCCTTCAAATTGCATGGCAAGCTGTTCGGCAGTCCGGTTCATACTTTCGCCTTGTCAAAGACGCGGTTCAGAAAGAAAAAGTTGATGATCCCGGAGGCGATCGCCTTCTCGTCAGGTCCGAAACATTTCAGGAGCGCATCGGAAGGGGCGGCGCCGGCATGGATGGCCATGACGAAGACAGCGACGATGGTCGCCGGGTACAGCAGGATGACCCACTGGAAGGCGATCAGGGGCCGCATGAGGGCGTTGAAGCCGTCGATCCACTTGACGCCTGTCGGTTGCCCTTGCGCCGTGAGCGCCGACTTGAGAGCATCCAGATAGCCGGTATTCCATTCGCCCTGATTTGCCGCCCCGATCTCGGCCATCTTCTGGGCGCCCTGGAACTTCGTGAACTCCAATTGCTTGTCCTGCATGGAGAGTTCGTGCTTGCGCTCGTCCTTGCGATCCATCCATTTCAGGAGTTCCGGGATGCACCGGAAGACCCCGCCCAACAAGCCTCCGAGTAATATCTCAATCATCTTGCACCTCCCGTCATTCATCCCTTCAATAAAGATTTGACATCGGCGGATATCTCTTTCAGCCATCCTTCATGGCGATTCTGACCAGCCTCTATGTTCTGCAGGCAGGTAACAACGCCGGAATGATCCAGGCAATGCACTCCGGCGGAAACTTCTTTCCCGCCCCCGTTTTTAGGAGGATATTTGATCTCACAGACCTTATAAAATACGGCCAGCATCCCGGCGATCCCGCTCCCTATTGCGATTGCAGATCCAATATCCATTCGGCGGGACCTCCTTTCTTTTGTTCTTCCCCTTGATCCGAGAGTTGCCGGGTGCGCCCCGTGAAGGGTCGAGGCGCACCTGGCAACTTTTAGGATGCGGCGCTCGAAACTTTGACGAGGACGGCCGGACGCTTGCAGATCGGGAGCGGGTTGCTTTGGGTGTGGACTTCGACGCCCCGCCCGAACTTTTTCATCTCCTGCTTGGCGTAGAGTTCTATGCCCAGCGTGCCGACGGTCTCGACGAAATCGGCCGGAGATAGAATCGTCTTGAAGGTGTTCTGCGTTCCCAAGGGGAAGGCGTGCCCCTCTCCGGAGGCGATGAACCGGCGGCTGTTTCCGGCCATGTCCGTGGCGACGCCCCGGTATTCCTCGAAGGCGATGCCGCCGAGCCGGAAATCCTTGCGCGGATCACCGCCCAGGACGTTGACTGCCGCCACGTGGCCCGTGTAGAGCGCCTTGACGCTCGCGTGAGCGATGAGGGCGTCGAAGAACTCGGCGGACACGAGACATTTGACTTCCGTCATGACTTCGCCCTTCAAGTTGTCTTCGATGTGGCGGACCACCTCGCGACATTTTGAGGGCACTTCAGTGGCAGTGTTACTAAGGGCGAAAAAGATCATCTTGGCGGTGATCTCGAACTCGTTGTACAGGTTGTATAGCGTAGAGGCGTCGGCATCGAGGATGATGCCTTTCAGGGCGCCGATCCGGAGGTGCTCCAGGGTGATGGCGTGCTTGTTGCGCATGGCCTGGAGGTGGTTGCTCATGATCTGGGCCAGGGACGCTTCGACGTTGCTCTCCCCGAAGGCCCGGATGCCCTGATATTCCTCGGGCCGGATGTCGTCGTCGTGCGGAATGTGCGGGACGGTGAAGGACCGGACGGTCCGTTTTCCCATCTTGTTCTGCGTGCCCGGCGAGCCCGGCGGCAGAGTGGGGAGCAGATTCAATATCCCGTTGTATTCCTCCACGATGATCGAGCGGGTGGTGACC